ATCTCCCTGCTTCAAGAACTTGGACTCACGCATCTCGGAAACTTTGGGCATCTCTTCTCTTCTCCTACTCAGTCGTCCTGTGATTCGGCCGGGGTCATCGCCATCGCGGCCCCAGTAAGGTTCTAGTGCTCTCACTTGCTCCGCTCGGTCAGCATCGCGTCGGCCAGTTCATAGGCAATCTTGGCGGCCCTGAGCTTCCCGACATTGCCATAACCATCAGTGGTGAGATAGTCGGCCCACGTCTGGTTGCTGACCAGGGCTGCTACCGCCTTGGCCGCGAAGTAGTCCCGCAAACTAACTGGCAATTCGAGCACGACTTGATCGCCACGCTTTGTGTCTTCCACTAGCACACCCCTTGCAGTAGGTCTTTCGGCCTAGCCATTTAGTAGTGTCCATCGAAAACGCCGAGAGTGGCATCACGCGAAGGCAACCAGGGCACCGCCTCTGATCTGCCGGTATCGCGTAGAACTCGTCACCTTCGTGCGCAGCATGCCGCGTGTTGCACGCTCGGCAAATAAGCCTATAGGCTCCAGACCTGTCGTGCTGGAGTGACATCACTGTAGATTCGCCGTCTTTAGCAAGCCAATTCATAACGCGCCCGCACGGTGGACACACCATTCCATCAGGAATAAGCGTCTCAAATTGCTCGGTTGTAGGAACCGTTTTACCGTGACGCTTCGCACACGCGCGCATCGTTGCGAACCGATAATGACGATGGCAATACTTCGCGTTGCCAAGCCGACGAAAGGCAGGCGAATTACAGTCGGCACGAGAGCACGCCGGCCCGCCGTCATTCGCCAAGGTAGCCAGCCTTTCGCAGCACATTGATCGCCCGCAGCTTCGGCACGTCCGACAGGTGCAGGTAGAGGCGCGGGTCGTAGCGATGCCACATCAGCACGAGGTGATCGAACGCCGTCAGGCTGCGCTCGAGCCACGTCTGCTCAAGGTCCAACAGCCGCATGTCCCGCACGAGACACTGACGGCTCTCGGTGTCCGAGTAGACCCGCTGCTCGCGGGGGTCCCAGCCGGGACGGTCCATGTCGATCGACACGCGGCGCACCGCGTCGGTGATGCGATAGCCGCTCACGACTCACGCTCCAAGTCGCGCAGGTCGGCCCACAGACCCGTGATCGTCTCTATCAGCAACTCGCGCTGCTCCATCGACAGCAGGGCCGACACGCAGCCGAAGCGTTTCTGGCTGACCAGATCCGCCACGTCGAGAATGGCCTGCGTGTTGTCCGGCTCGGGCGGAATCCAGCCGCGCTGTTGCATGATGGCCCTCGGAATGTGTATAATTTCCATCTCAGTGCCTCCTTGGGCCACCCCTGCTACTCACAGGTGGTGGCCCTTCGTCGTTCACGTTGAATCCGCTGGTAGTGCAACTCGATCATTCGCTCGATCAACTCGGCCGGCATGTCGTCGCACATCTTGCCCTTGCCCATGCGCTTGGCCCCCTGCTGGCACCTCCAATCGCAATAGCGTTTGTTCCGATAGACCCGCAGCCCCAAGTCGGGGAACGTAGCGCCGCAGAACGTGCAATGCGTCGGCACCGGCTTGGCCTTGCCCTTCTGCCGCGCTCGGCTCGCACAGATGCCGCAGAAGTCCCCGCGACAGCGCCGGCCACAGGGGCAGTAGTTGGTCACAGCAGAACCAGGCAGACACCAACCAGACCGACAAGCACCACAGCAATGACGTAGGGCCACACCTCGAAGTAGCCGTACTCGTCTGACCGTGTGTCTTCTGGGCTCAGTGGATTACGATCGCGTCCGAACGGCATCGCCGCCATTACTCGTGTCTCTCCAGCAACCGCTTGAGCGCGCATTCCTCCATCATCAGGTCGCCGTGCTTGGCCGAACGGCAGAGCGCCCAGGTGAACGTGATGGCCGCGCCAAAGAGCACGGCGCCAGCAATGATGAGCATGTTCATGTCAGTCTCTCTTCGGTGAAGTGCCCCGATCCTTCCGTCGCGCTCGGGGCCAACGCTGCTTACCTGCTTACGGGCACTGGTCACACAGGAACGACCACCACGTCCCGCAGACGCCTTCGACCTTGCACCAGTCGATCGGCATCATCACCGCGAACGCCGATAACGCCGCCGCCGCCAACGCCGCACGAACCCAGGTCTTTGCCTTCACGCACGCTCCTTTCGTTGGGGGGTTTACGCTGACAAACGCTGCACGATGCGGGCGAGGTTTTCGTTCTGCACCACAACCCCGCCGTTCGGTTCCGCGAACTCCCGTGCCAGTTCCAATTCAAATCGGTGCTGATACGGGCCGAAGTGGTAGCGGTCGAAGTGCATCGGCTCCTTGTTGTTCAACTGCCGGGAGAGCTGCGCGTAGTCCATCCTGGCGCGATAGGCCGCCTCTTTGATCGAGATCCCCGTGCGCGCCATCGCCCGAACCACCTTCGCCACCAGTTCCCGCGACTCAGGCGTCGAGGCCCACGCCGCGCCGGCTCCAACCGCCACCAATAGCACCCACAGCGGGCCATACACCGCACGCAGCCGCGCGCAGACATACAGCGTCCCAAGAATCACCACCACCAACCCGAGGCAACCGACGCCGACCAAGAGGTAACGGAGAACGGTTTTCATACAGACCTCACCTGCAAATAAATTGCGTATCGGTTTCCGTCTGACACGCGCAGACTCTCCCCATGACACGCCTACTGGTTGCCCCCGAAGGTTCGCGCCGCGGTCCCACCGCGGACGTCATGCTGCGACTGGAACCTCCCGTCCCCGGTCGCTTGCATCAGTTCCGGCCGCCAGCCGAGGGACCGGAACTGCCCCCCCTGTCGCAGAAGCCGGCGGTTGTCGATGGGCAGACGGCCGAACTGCTGGCCGCCATCAGCCGCGTGCGCTTCGCCACCGCGGCGCTGCGAGAGGCCCGCGCCGACCTCCTGCGCCTGATGCGGAAGTACCCGTGAGGCCGCGTGAATCGTGTAATGTGGTCGAGGCGAACAGGTGTGGCCGAACGCGAAAACAGCGCGAGAAATTATGTAACCTACGCCGTAGGCATAGTTTACAGACCACTCATTATCAGACACGCGCGGTTTTGCTGGCGATTCCGCGGCCATCGTTTCGGGCACCTGCCAGATCATACGGCTTCCTCGTATTCCGGCGGCCACTCCGCGATTGTCTCGATGGGGACGTGTGAGATTTTGGACAGTTTCAAGGCCAACGCCAGCGAACACCTGCGAGATTTGCGGAGGACGTTACTCAGGTGCGACTCCGTACACCCCAACATCCTTGCCAATCTCGCGTTGTTCGTGCCGGTAGCGACCTGCCAGTCCTGAACAGACTGGAATGCGCGTCTGAAGTGTTTAGCCATGCCTTGTTTGGGTTCTCCGTGAGTGCTGCGAACATACTACGCAAAATCAGAACGAAAGCAAGCATAATTCTTGAGGTTGTGTAGAAAACCCGCAAGTTGTTGACCGCAAAAGCGTTGGACTCTGACCTCAACTGGGGTATGTTTGCTGACAGCAAACCGGACAGAGAGTCACATGGCACATCAGGACGCCGCAGCCCGCGTGCGACAGCGGATTAGAGACTGGCTGGAGAACGAAGGGCGCGGCGGAAAAAAGCGGCTGGCGGATGCCGTCAACTCGCGCTATGGGCACACCAAGGGGGCGAGCTGGGTCACGGGGATCGTCAAGGGGCCGGACAATAAGGGCCAGGATCTCCGCTTGTCTAACCTCGATGACGTTGCGGAGGTCATGGGCATCGCGCCGGGTGATCTGGTCCGGCACCCCGACAAGCACTGCATCGAAGTCACGGAGACGGAATTCCGCATTCTTCAATACATACGGGCGATGCCCGATACGATCCGCGCCGGGTACGTCAACTGGCTCGATTACCTGTTCAAGTTCAAGCGGGACGCGATGGCCGAGCAGGCCAAGGAACGGGACCACCGCACGAGGCGCGCCCGACGACACGAGAGCAGCAACGCGCGGCCACACTGACGGGCCAACCCACCTCACAAGCCGGGGCGGCTTGCGGTGCCCAGCGGGTCGGCCCGTCAACCTCGTTAGTGAACCACCGTCCCCAGTGAGTAAATCGTCACCGTCTCCTCGCCGGACGTGGCGTTCGTCACCAGCAGCTTGAACTTCCGCGTATTGGACTGCGCGATGGTCATGGTGCCGCTCAGGGTGACATCGGTCCCGGCCGTGACCGTGATCGTCTCGGCCGCGTCCGCGGTGTTCCGAATGTCGAACTCGATAACGTCCCCCACCTCGGCGCAGGGGATGGCCGCGACGAGCTGCGCCGCGGTCGGCGTCACGTCCGACCGGTTGCTGCCGGCCGGGTCACGCAGAATCAGCCCGCCGATCACCTCCGAGGCGCTGTAGGTCGAGACGCCTGCCGTGGCGATGGTGGTCACGGTGAGCCGTGGGCGGAACGCAATCGAGCGCCAGTCCACTGCGGGCGACGTGCTGAGCAACAGCTTGAGCACGGGCGACGAGCAGGACAAATCGCCCCACAGGTCAGACGTCCGTACCGGCTCGGCCGGGGTCGAGACCGATGGCTCCGTCGCGCGGCCAAACAGCACCCGATCATCCATGTTGAAGCGGTCGGGGCGATTCGTGTTGACCGGCAGCGGTGGGTCGTCCGGGTCCACAGGGGGGTCGTCCGGGTCCACTGGCGGGTCTTCGGGAGGAACGATCTGCGTCAGCGTCACGATATAGTCCCGAGAGGCCGCGCGATCGTCGTCATCCGTCAGAATGACCGTGATCGGATAGGTGCCGGCCTCCACTCCGACGCCTGTCAGCGTGGCAGACGTGGAATCCACAGAGGTGAACGTGAGCCCTGACGGCAGGGTGCCTGACGTGGTCCACACGCAGGGCGTCTCCACGCAGGTGCCAGCGAAGGTCGCTGATGGATACGTCGCGCCAACCGTGCTATCTGACAGGACCGTGGGGCTCAGAATCTCAGGCGGCGCGGTGACGGTGACGGTGCCAGAATTGTCGCCGCCGAGCGCAATGTTCGTCAGGGCGGTAATCGTGGAGATATTCGCGCCGATGTCCGTCCCGTCCGTCGCGGCGTTGTGATACGTGCTGGTGGACTTGAGCGCAAAGTTACCGGCCGCGAAATCGACAAACTCACCCGCGAGTACCGCCGTGGTCGGGGCGAACGTCTCCGTACACCCGCCGGGGTAGTTCGCGCACGTGACATTGGCGACGACGTTGTTCTGCCAGACCGACGTGCCGGTGGTGTGCATTGTCCAGCAACCAGTGGTCGTCGCGTTGGTGAAGTCGCCCTGGCCGCACGAGAGGGCGCCGGTCACGCCGTAATTGAGCTTGTACCCGATATTGTCGCGCCAGACGAAGTTCTCGGCCGCCTGCTCCACGGTCTTGTAAAGGTCGAACCAGATCAGCGCGTTGCCGGTTGTCTGGAGAAAACTGTTGTGGGCAACAGTCACGTCCAACGGGCCATTGGAGGTCGTATTGTTCGGCCAGTAGGCATTGCTGCCGTAGGTCGTAATCAGCAGCAACCGCACGCTCTGGCCCCACGCTGTGCCGATGTCGTAGAACAGATTATTGCTGATGGTCAGATCCTTGAGCCGCGCCGTTTGGCCGCCGCGTCCCATGATCTGCATCCCGCCCGCGGCGTTGCGGACGATGTTGTTCGTGAAGTCGATCTCCCCGACGTAGGTCGAGTCGTTGCCGTTACCGGTGTTGGCCGGGGTAAACAGAATCGCGTAGCCGTCCTGACCGTCTTCCCACACACCGTCGAAGACGTTCCCGTTGACGGTGATCCGGCGCCCGTTCTTGATCTCGAAGATGTTCTTGACGAACCACGTTGTCCCGCTCGACGTCGGCACGGTGCCAGAGGTTCCAGACGCTCCAGTGTCAACTTTAGTCACGGTCGGCGCCGTGACGGTCCAGTAGATGTTCTGGCCGCCCGAAGACCTGCCGTAGACGCGGTAGTCCACGGCGTTCGTGACCGCCGCCCATGTAATCGACACCGAACCCGTCGATCCTGTCGTGGTCACGCACTGCTGCGCTGAGGCTCCCGACGTGGCGGTGCCGTTGACCGCGGCCGGGTGACGCGCCACGACGCGGTAGCAGTAGCTGCCGGCGGCCAGCGTGCCACCCGTGGTCGAGGCCACCACGGCCACCGACTGCGGCGTGCCCACGATGGCTGAGCGCCAGGCTGGTGGCTTGTAGAAGTGATTCTTCTCAACGGTGACGTCGGACGGGATGATCCCCCAATCCACGTCCGCGCCAACCGATGGCGTCGTGCTCAGGGCCGGTGTCACCGTGATCGCATTCGAGGTGCAAGCCGCCTCAGCCACCGCGGTCCCGCAGGTGGCGACGTAGACCTGTTCCTCGACGCCACCGGCATTCGCGACCGTGATGGGGAGGCCCACGAACAAGTCCGTGCGACCGGAGAGCGTGAACGATGACGCGCTCGCGGCCGAGGCGACCGTGATGTCCGGGTGGCAGCAGCCGCCAGCGCCGCCGAAGATGACCCCCTCGGCGCCGCCCTCGATGTAGTTGTTGGTCAGCGTACCGCCGGACGAGAACGAATTGAAGTAAATCGCCTGCCCTTCGCTGGTGGCCTTGATGTCCTTGATGTAGTTGTTCGTGATGATCCAGTTGTTCACGTGGACGCGCATCCCGCGGAACTGGCCGGATACCGGGTTGCCGTAGATGTACACCTGATTGACGGTGAAGTGCGCCGGGATGCGGGCGATGGAGTCCTGCTCTCCGGTGTTGTCGCTGTCACTCCCGAGTTGAATCAGTGCCTCGCCGCCGTACGTGTTTGACGTGAACGCCAGGTGCTTGAGCGTCCAGTAGCCGCTGCTCCCGATGTCGCTGGCCGTGCGAATCGCAGGCGTGTTGTTCGTTTTCGCGCGCAGGATAGCCAGGTTGCTGCTCGTCGCGAGTGCCGGCGTCATGCGAATGTCAGCGGCCGGGAACTGCGAGCTTGAGATGAGCGAGCCAGTTGACGTCACGCCCGTGCGAATCGTGACCATCGACGCACCCGTGTGCGCCGGCAGGACCAGCGCGACGTCCGTAGTCGTGCCCTCTTGCAGCAGAATCGAGTCGCCGCCGACACTGGCGTTGATCGCCGTCGTCAGATTGGCTTCGGTGAGCGTATACGTGCAACCAGACGCGCAGAGCGTGCGAACCGTCTGAGCCTGAGCCAGCGCCGGCACCAGTGCCAGCAGGAGAACCAGTAGTGATTTACGACCCATGAGTGATAGACCCCGCATCTTTCCAAGTTTGTCCGTCGTCCCGTGATACTTCCCACCCGACTCGACTCCCGCCCCCAGGCACGGATGTCCACACCGGGCGCACCTTATACGACACACTGTCGCGCACGATCGTGATGGCGCCTTCAAACGACTGCGGCGCGATGAACTCCGTCGGTACATAGGCAAAGCGAGGATAGGAGGGCATGGCTAAATGGTCACTTCCGTGACCTGCATGGCTCCGACAGCACTGGCCCACACGGCGGTCACAATCCCCCAATAGTCGGGGCGCGTGGAGCTGTTGACGACCACCGTGGGCATCTCCCACCGCTCGCCAGGGTCGAGAATCCAGGTGTAGTTTTCCGATGTGGCGCCTTCGCCGTACAAGATCCACGCCTGCGCTGGGCTGTCGTTGGTCAGCTTCAGCGTGAGGCGATGCGTGTTGGCGGCCCGCACGGTGGTGGACGTGGTGGCTGCGGCCACGCGCGTGGTGGTCGGGGTATTCACCACCTGCGACCCCGGCACAACGATAAATTCACCCGATGGCATTGGTAGTCTCCGTTCGTTCCGATCTCATGGCTTGACCGTCTTCTCCCAAAATTTTCCGACACGCGACCGGATGGTCTCGGCCCCGACGCCCATCCCGACGCTGTTGGTCCCGAGTTGGACCATCATCACGACTTCGCCGGCTGCGTTGATGACTGGCCCGCCTGACTGCCCACCCACGAACGTGGCGTCGGTCATAAACAACGGCCCGCCGATGCCATCGTACGGAATGTAGGTTTCCGCTGAGATGTGCGTGAGCCTGAACAGGGGTCGCTCGAGGCCGTAGCCGTAGCCGAACGAGGCGATCTCGTCCCCGACCTTTGGGTTGTCCGCGGCCAGCTTCATGGAGGGCCTACCGCTGTCCTCGATGGACAGGACCAGCAAGTCCTTCTCCTTGTTTTTGGCGATGACCTTGGCCTCGGCCTGGTCAGCCCAGAGCTTGACGGCCTCGCAATGCGCTGCGGTCAAGATGAAATCGACGTCATCGTCATCCTTGTCCTTGGCCTTACTGTTGATGACGAACCCCGTGCAACTGGTGCCGGCGTCGTTGCGCTCGATGGTGACGACGGACTTCTCCAGCGTTTTCACCAGTGCCGTCCAATCCGTACGCGCGTGCAGTGGCACACCGCAGAATGCGTAAAGTCCCGCCACGACCGCCACGAATGCACGCCTCATCACCAGCCCCCTATTCAGTCACTCTCACTCGCTATACCCATATCGACAATCCGCGCAGACGGTTGGGTCGTGGTACAGCCCATCGCCGCGTACTCCGGTCCAAAGCGCCGCGTAGGCGCCGCCAGCTCGGAGGTTGCTGACGGCTCCGCACTGGGTGCAGGTAACGTCTCGTCCAAAAGGAGGACCGCTAGCAACGAATACACCGCGTTGTCCACCAGCGAGTCCCGCAGGCTCTCGTGCTTCGGCGTCTTGCCGCTCACCAGTTGCTTGATCCGACTCCATTTATCCGTCAGCCTCACCAGCACACCCGTCAGCGCAGGCACGCCCATCGCTTCACATTCCCGCAGGTTGCTCAGCGGGTCGCCGTCATGTGTGTAATCGTGGTTCTTGGAATCGTGCAGCGCCCGAATCTCATCGAGCAGTGCCACGAACGCCGGGTTCCTCACTCAGTTTCCTCCCGCACCAGCAGCGGCCCGAACGGGGCTTTCGGTGGCGCGTGCTTGAAATCGTCAAACGTCCATACCCGCTGATCGGTGTCGAAGATCAGCCCGTGCCGCAGCACCACGACGTGGTAACTCTTGCGGTACTTCACCTGCAACAACCCCTCGTCCGTCTCGGACCACTTGCGCTTCACCACCATGCGCGTGCCGAGTGTCTCGGCCGCTCGCTTCAAGTGGGTCCACCACACGCCACTCTTCAGCACTGACGGCGCTTCGCTCCCAATGGCGATCAGGGCGTCCTCATAACTCACGCCCAGGAACATGGCGAGGCAGGCCACGCCGCAATCAGACTCGTGCCGCTGGGCGACGACCCTGATCAGCGCCTTCACGCCACCCGCCCCTGCTGCGTTTCAAAGTCGAAGTTGTGCTCCCGCACCGAGTTCAGGTCCGTCACGCCGTTGGTCTGCTCGAAGGTGACGTAGCCGCGCATCTGCGGGCGCCCGCCAATCTTCGGCTTCAGCATGTAGCCCTGCGTCTGGCAGAGACACCCGACCTCCACCAGCAACTGCCGGCCGCGCCACGGGAACTTGCCCATCTGGTGGGTGTGGCCCAGACAAATCAGGCGGTAGCGGCCGAGGCCCAGGTCAAACTCATGGTCAGACAGCCAGTCCTCGACGCCACGTAGCGCCGCGCCAGGAGTGCGGCTATACTTTTCTGGATGACCCAACCAAGCATCGCCGCAGGTCGTGAACCAGTCTACGGAATCTCCGTTCGGTACGTGGTGACGGGCCACGCTGACGTTCGGATAACGCTTAGCGAGGGCGGTGACCGGGCAAAGGATGCCGCCCGCCAGATACTTGACCGCATCGACCATGTCCTCAGAGAGACGTTCCCGGAGACGTTTCTCAAGGCGCGCGTCGTGGTTACCAATGACGACTTCGACACTGGGGAACGCCTCACTCATTGCCTGCATGACGGCAGTGACGCTGGCCCACTCCTCTGAGAAACTGACCCGCCGGTAGTGGGTGTAGGTGCTCAGGGCGTAGCTGTCTGACAAGTCCCCGATGCAGATGACCTTGTCCGCGTCGGCCTCCCGCGTCAGCATGTCCGCGAACATCCCCTCCTCGTGGAAGGGCGCATGGACATCAGGAACCACGAGAATCTTCTGCGTCTTCCCTGGCCGCTTCGCCTTCGGCCCCTTATAACGGTCCTTGCTCATCTGGACCGCCTTCATCCACTGCGCCCACGCCGCGTCGAAGCTGTTCAGCGGCTCCAGGATGTTGGCGGGCTTGGCCTTGTGCCAGCCGGGTCGCTCCGCGCAGGGCTTGCACCGTGCGGAGTTGCGGTCCCGCATCTTATTAGTGCGGCATTCGGGACAGACTGGCTCTTTACCCTTGGGGTAGCATCCCAATCAGCGTCTCCTCATCGCTTGGACCGCTCGATCTGTTCCCATCGGATCAGCGCCTCCATGTCGAACGGGTCCACAATCACCTCGAAGCCCATCGAGGCGAACGTCTCGGCATCCTCCAGCGTCATCGCCGCGTTGCAGACGTGCCTCGTACCATCTGGCCCGCGAGTGTCGCCCTTGGGCCTGACGATGGGCGTGAACCGCTTGTCGGACCACCACGCCACGATGCACTTGACTACCGGCCGCCCGTCAGACACGCGCTCACCCAACAATCTCGGTAATGGTTCTCGACTCAGCCTTGAGGGAGTCGATGCGCGTCTCCAGCTTCGCCACCACCGCCGCGAGGCCGTCCATGCGGACGTTGGCCGCAGACGCCAGCGCAATCGCCTGATGCGCCAACCCCAGGACTTCCGCCACCTGTCGGCGTAGGTCAATCTCCTGCTCCGTCATCGCACCACCAACCACACACACACCGCCAAGAGCGCCGCCGTGACGAACGTCAGCCCGATGGCCCACCAGATGACCGCGAGCCGGTCAGCTTCCTCCTGGGCCGCCAGTCTGGCCCGGCGCTGGAAGCTCGTTTCCGGCGGATGGCGCAACAGATTCTGTTTCGCTGACTCGCCCTTCATTGGCGTCCCCCGTTCCTGATTCCAGAATCTGGAATGGTCCATCTGCCGTGACGTCTGCCAACCGCCTGAACACCTCCACCAACTCGGCGTACCGCTTGTTGTCGGCGCGGATGATGTCGATCAGCGGAATCACAGAATCTTCCCCGTCCACGTCACCGTCCGGCTCCGCGCCACGTCCTGAGCTGACACCTTGCCAGTCACGGTCACGCCGTCACCCTTCTTGGCCGCCCGCTGGATCGCGTCCCAGTGCTGCTGCACGATGGCCTTCAGGTCGTTGACATCAGCCTCGAGCTGGGCCAGCCGCGCCTCTGGGTCGCTGGGCGCAGGCTGCTCGTCTACACGTTTTCCCAGCGCCTCGATGGCATCGCGCAGCGGGCGGAAGTCCCAGACCAGCGGTTCAGTCATTTCCACAGCACCTTGACTAATTCGATGATGCCCACCACGCCAGCCGCGACCCCGGCCCCAATCGCGCTGTCTTTGCGGCCAGACCGCGGCTCGCCCCGCTCGTCCTCGCGGGCCTCAATCTCCTGCACGGCTTTCTGCACCGCTTTCAGCGCAGAGATGTCCTCGCCGTGTCGTTCGGTCTTGCCGTTTAACTTGTCCAGGCGCGAGTTGAGCCCAGAAAACCCCGTCTCCATCGACCGCGAGAGCGCACCCAGCGCGGCATAGAACTCGTCCCGATTTAACTCGCGCTCCATTACCATTTGTCCCCAAAAGAAAAGGCCGCCTGTCTCCCCCGAAGGAGAGTCAAGACGGCCTCTGCGTCCTGTGCCGGATTCAGTTGTCAGCCTACGGTGCCACCCGCTGGCTGTCTTCGCTTGCGCTTTCGCCTAAACTGTGTGCTACAAAGGTAGCATGGTAGACACGCTTGCCGCGCTTTTCACCCTCGCCTGGGTAGGTGCTTGCTTCATCATCTTTCTCGCGGTCCTACTGTGGGCCGTTCGGTTCCTGCTCGGACTGTAACGCACCAAACAAGGTCAGTAACGCCGTCTTGAATGCCGCCGGCAACGGCGCGCGAGACAGGCGGTCTGTCCCGAACGCGATGCGCGAGCCAGTCCCAGGCGCCACGGCCCCGAGCCACGTCATGGGGTTGGTCCCCATGAAGCCGGGGCTGCGGGACTCGGCATCGGCTAGTGCCTCTTCCAGCCCCATCAGCCGCTGCGTCTCAGCGTTCACGTCCTTGACACCGGGGACGTGTTTCTCAATCCCCGTCTTCAACCCTGTCGCGATGGCCTTGTCCGTGTGTGCCCCGATGTCGTTGACGACGGTCCCGGCATCGGCGGCGCGGAACGCCCGCGTGGCCTGCCCCTGCGCCTCGCGCTTCAAGTCCTGAGCGACGGTCAGCGGGATGCCCTGTGGGTTCGCGCCGCGCATCGCGCGAATGCGCCCGACGATGCTGGGGGTTTCGTCGCCCTGACCAAGTTGCACCCGCAGTTTGGCTTTGTCAACTACTGGCCGCATTGGTGCCGCCACGTCACGCATGGAGACAGGACCAGCACCGGCTTGTTCTGCAGCGGCAATCATCTGGTCGGCTTGACCGGCTGACGCCTTCGCGCTCGCGCCAACCTTCTCGGACTGCCCTACAGGTACGCCTTCTTTCAGGAACGACTCAATCAGTTCGTCCTGGCCGTATTCCCTCTGGAGTGCCTTTGACGGCTTGAGAATGGCGCGAGAGAGATGCGGGGCCACCTTGCCAGCGATGGTCGCCAGGCCACGACCGATGCCTTCTCCAGCGGCGCCCATCGCGCCCTCTGCGGCCATCGTGCCGGCCACACTGCCAGCCGTGCGAGGCTTACCAGTGCCCAACTGCTCCGCGATCAGGCCGAGGCCCGCGCCACCGGCCGCGCCAAGGCCAGACGCCGCCATCGCCGGCAGGAGCGAGGCTCCGGCCGTCATGGGGGCAGCAGCCAGCCCACCAGCGATTGCGCCAGCCGTGGCCGGATTGTTCTTGATGGTACCCATCACGGCACTGCCGATGCGCGAGAAAGGCATCCCGGCCGCTGTCGGCTGTTGTGGCGCCTGCGCCGCAGCGGGTGCGGCGTTCTGGCCGCCAATCGCCGCAAGCACGTCCTGCTCGGACGGTGGCGCGTCAGCCTCCACTTGGAACTTCCGCCCGTCGCTCAGCTCGATGAGGTACTTGGGCATCTACTTGATCTCGGTGATGGACTTGATCGAGGTGGCGCCCTTGCCACCGGGCGCGGCGGCCGGTGCAGCGGCCGGTGCCTCGCCGCCAAGCACCTTATTTATGCGCGCAATCTTCCGATTCTTGAGGGTCTTTGAATCCTTCGGCCCAGGCAGAATCTTGCGGGCGCTCTGAACGTCCAGCTCGGTCAACACGCCCGTGTGTCCCATCGCTCGCGCCCACAGAGGCGTGAAGGACTGCACCATCGCCTCGTATTCGGCCACATCGTCATCGAGGTTCACCTTCGCCGCCTGCTGCGCCGCTGCGCCACGCGCCGATGCGTACACCCCCTCGTTCACGTTGATGCGATCCGACAGTTCGACAACCGAATCCAGCAACGGCTGCACGCGCCCGCCCGCGGCTTTGCGGTTCCGCTCGTCTGTCGTGGGTGCTGCGTCGAAATCCTTACCCACGGCATCAGTCTTCGACGTGACTTTCGTCACCGCGTTACCGTCAGCATCAGTGGTGTGGATCTGGATGGCTGGAGGACCCCAACTGGTACGAGTCTCGGCCAACTGCCGCATCGCCTCCGCGATGTCGATGCGCTGGTTGGACAGCCCCTCCAGCACCTTGTGATACCGCTCCGTCTCGGCGGCCCGGTCGGCTTGCGCGTTCGCGTCCTGCGTGCCGCCGTACTCAAACTCCGGCTCGCCAGCCGCGTTTGTGGCGGGCTTCAGCATTGGGCTCGCACCGTACTTGGCGAAGTCCACCGCCTGCTCGCCGGTAATGCGCGCCCCTTTCGGCATCATCCGAATCCGGCCCTGGAACTTCTGCTCGGCCTGTAGTTCGCGGGACGCATCCCGATCCTCGTCGCGCTTTTTGCGGTCGTCGTTCAGCCCTTCCTGCGTGGCTTGCCGCAGCCGTTCCGTCGCCTCGACTTGCTTGAGGTCGATGTCGTTGCGCCGGGTGGCCTGCGCGTTGACCATGTCGGCCTGCCGCGTCTCCTCCATCAACTTCTGCTGGCTGATCTGCTCAAGGAACTTCTGCTTCAGCAGCTCCTGAAACGCATCCCCGCCTGCGCCCGCCGCGCCCGATAGTGCGAATCCCATTACACCCTCCGCGGCAGCACAGTAGACGTGACCGGCGGGGGCTGCTGGCCCCTCGGTCGGCCCAGTGCATCACCCAGCGCCCCGCCCAGCGTGCCGAGAATCCCGCCGATGCCCGCCGCGTTTTCCCAGCCAGACGGTTGCGGGGTCGCACTCAACTGCGGGGGGGTCAGCACCTCGCCGCCCGTGAACTCGTCGCCCGACAACAGCGCGAGCATGGCCTGCTTCGCCATCTCTGACGCCGCGCCACGCCCGCCCTCTCCCAGCGCCGACGCCTTCAGCCCGCCGTTCACCGTGGCGTTCTGGATGCCGGGGATGTTGATCGACAGATCTTGCAAGTTGCTCAGGAGGTTGCCGGTCACGGCCTGCTTGCCGCGACTGCCTCGGGCGGTTTCAGAGAAGCCCTTGCGCGCCAGGTCGAGCGAGCCCGCATTGAACTGTGCGTTCTGCGCCGTGCCGTACTGCTGGTTGCGGATGGCGTCCCGCTGGTTCTCAAGCAACGCTTCGACGTGGCGACCCTCAGCCGCGCCCTGCGCCTGGTTGCCCAGCACCGAGCCGACATCGCCGGCAATCCCCAGTAGGTTGCTCCAGTTGGATGGATTCGACAGCCACCCCATGATGCCGCCGCCCCCGGAGGACGCGCCGCCCAGCCCGAGCGCCCCCAGATCCATTGCGCCCGGCAATCCTGCCGGAACACCCGTCGTCACCATACCGCCTCCTGCACCAGACGCCCCTGCGGCACCCGCCCCACCAAACACACCGCTCCCCGTCGCCGCGGCATAGCCAAGCCCGCCAGCCGCTGGCGCAGCCATCAGATACGGCGAGATGTCATTTAGGAGCTGCAACCACCTGTCCCGCTCCGGCTGCACACTGCCCGTGCGGTCGTTGTAGGCAAACCCGTCAGGGACCTGATAGTTTGGGTCTTGCCGGCGCCGCATGTCGTGATACGCGGCGCTGTTCGGGTCGTACTCCTCGGGTCGCCTGTCGCGTGCGGTATCCATGTGTTAGAGTCCACTCAGAAGCGAGATGAGCGCCTGTTGATTCAGCCCCGCCTCGGCCAGCGCCTTCTGGAGCGCGATCGACATCCCGAAGTGCTCGTCGCTCTGATTCAGCCCGAGCAACCCGAACGCTGGTCCGAGCGCAGCTAGTTGGCCCTCGCGGTTCTGGTCGTTCTTCCCCGCGAGCAGATCCGCGTCGTAGGCAGACTCGGCATCACCGCGGGCCGACAGCAGCGTGTCCACCTGACCGTCAAAGGCGCCGCCCATCGTGCCCGTGGCCGCCGCCCGTTCGGCCGCCGCCGCACGCTTCCGCTCATACGACCGCTGTTGCCCGATCCGGTTCGCCTGCGACTGGGACGCGAGGTCGGGGTCGCTCAGGCTGGCCGCCGTCGGATTCATCAGTTTCAACAGGGCATCCACGAACGCCTGTTCGACACCGCTGACAGCGGCCGGCGTGGTGGTGGATGGCACAGTCGCGCCTCCGTCGTCAAACTTCTGACCGCCACCACCCTCCGGCTCGTACCCGGGGCTGGGGCCTGTCCCGAACTGCTCGTTGCCCGTCCTCCACGCCCACCCGCCGTCGCCCCACGTCTGACGGTCCCCAATGACCGTGACCATGCCGTAGCCGGGGATGTTGTGCAGCCTTCCGCGGGCGGTACCGTCGCCCCTGTCAAGTTGCACTGAGCCGGGACCGAACGCCTGGTCGATGAGGGGGGCCACGTCGCGCAGCGTGCGCTCGTTGGTGTTCCCACCGCCGAGCAGGCTCATGATCCATTCACGGGCATCCCCACCGCCATACGGCGCCGGGCCGGTCTGCGCGGACGGTGGGGTCACGGGCGGGATCGACGTGTTGTTGCCGCCGTAACCGCTGATGCCGGTGTTGCCATTCGGCGGGGTGTAGTCGGTGGCCGTCTCGTCACGGTTGGTGGCCGTGCCGGTGCCGCCCCCGCCGTAGTCCATCTCGTCCAGTAGCGCGTCCTGATACCGTGCGCGTTTACCCCTGTCCATCTGATTACCTCGTCCTGATCTCGATCTGTCCGTCGATATTCACGGTGCCCGGTGTGAAGTTCGCGGCGTCCGAGCGATAGATTTCCACTTGGGCAGAATTGGCATTGACGAACGCGAGCCCCATCGTCCGTGTCCCGGCATCAATCAGATACACCGGGTTGGTCGCCCGCGACTTCGACATGAACCCGCCAGGGATCGGAAACATCAGCGGCGAATTAGTCGCCCCCGCTACCGTCCCAGTCAGCGAAAATCCCAGATGCAGCGCGTCGCCGTGTTTCCACCAGTCGAACGTCAGCACTCCCGAGCTCGCCACCGTGAGCGTCCCGCCGCCGGTTGCCGTGAAGTAGGACGCGCCAAGGTCGGTGCCCCACTGCGCCTGCGTATACCGCGGGATCGCATGGGTGCCGTCCGAGCGGTGCTCGCGCGTCCACACATGATTGATGCGGGCGACCATCTCTTCCAGCCGCGTGACGACCGCGGCCAGCGAGTCCCCCACGATCGTGCCCAGCCTCACGACAGCGACTCCTGCGCCTTGAGCGGAACGGAGAGGGCGTCCAACTCCCAATACGTCACACCAGTGGTGTCGGCGTCACCCAAAGTGAACTGCACCGCCGCCAGTGACCCGAACCCGCTGTCTCCCATGCGCCGAATGACCCGCGTCTCCGTGCCGTCCGCTGTCAGTAAGGCCGTGGCGGTCTTCGTCTCCGCACCGAAGTCCCGGTCCACCGTCAACGTGATCGTGGTGGCCGTGGAGGCTTCGGCCATCAACATGGCATCGTACGTGAGCACCCGCGAGCCCAGGCCAGCCGGGAAATACGGACGGCTCGTGATGTACGCGCGATACCCTAAATCCTCGTCAAGATTCGTCGTCGGGTCGTCGTGCTTGTACAGGAAACTGGTGGTGTGAAAGTAGAACGGCTTCAGCGTGAACTGTGGCGAGGCATCCTGCACCCAATCGCTGCCGCTCAATACGAGATCGGGGAACATCACCCCGCACGCCAGCGAGTATGACCCGTACCTCGACCACCCGCCGGTTCTGGTGTGGTACACCAGAATATAGAGCGACCCCTTGTAAAACCACACCTGATCGCTATGGCCGTGGAAGATCGCAAACGTGTTCGTGGGGCTGTCCCACAGGTCGTCAATCGGGCGGCTGATCAGCTCCAGCGTGTCTTGGGTCGAAAGGTGGTAGACCCCGCGCGTGTTCCCGAAGTAGAGCGCCGGAGCGCCCGCCGCATCCACGCCGGCCACGATGCTCTTGTCATACGCGCACCCGATGACGTTCGACACCATGCGCGCAGAGTACGGGACCAGATCGTCACCGGTGGGCACCAGCCGCCAAATCTGGCGGCGCTTGAAGACGTAGATAACCCCGTTGATGATGGCGAGTGCCGTCACGGGGCCGCCGCCGTCGTTCTCCCCGATGTCGATCCAGTTCTTCTGCGCGGGGGTCGTGCCGACCGCCGAGGTGTTCGGGATCGATTCGTCATCGCCCACGTCCGACGATCCCAGGACGCGCGTGAACCACACCCGGTTGTTCTTCGGGGCCGTCTGGCCGGCAGACGCCGACGCCTCATACGCGCCAGCCATGAGGATGCGGTTCCCGTCCGAGATGATGTACTTCGCGCTCGGCGGGGGGACGTTGATGCCGGCAATCGACGGGGCATCCCCCGTGTAGCTGGCCGGCGCCGTCGTGTCGTCAGTGGTGGCCGATGCGGCCACGACAGTGGCGATCAGCTTGTAGTTGCTATAGACGTCATCCGGCGAGGCATAGATCAGCCAGTGCGTCTCTCGCTCACCGGGGAGTGCCGGCCGAGTGATTCTCGCCGCCGCGCCAGCCCCTGACGGCGTAAAGACGGTGGAGGCCGCGGACAGTTCGCTGCGGCGCACCGTCGTGCTGCCAGAGATTTCCGCCCACGCCAGCCTGTAATACCGAGCGGTGGCCGCATACGCGCCAGCGCCCGTATTCGCCACGGTCGGCGCCGCACTGGGCACCGGCAGGCCCACCCGGCGGATGTACGTGCCGTCCCACACATGGAGGCGGTTCACGCCGTTCCCGTAGTAGGTCAGAAAGCACTTACTGTTCAGGGTCGCCCCGTTCAGTAATGGTGTCTCCCAGGCGTCCCCACTCGGAGCTGCCGGCGCGTCATCGGTGGTGGGCGTGACCCAGTTATAGATCCCCGTCGAGGGGCGCAGCAGCCGGATCGAATGCGCGCCGATTGGGGGATAGTTGTAGGCAAGCAGCTCGGCCGCGCTTTCGCCGCCCACCCTGGGAAGATGCACCACCGCGGCGCGTGGATAGTCAGGGTCGGTGCCAGAGATGTCCACATGGGACGCCCCATACCGACGTCGGCACAGCCCGCCCGCATAGAAGTCCACATTGACGGCGGCCACGCACTCGTCGTCACGCAGATCGACGGGAGAATCGGCACTATTCATGCCGCGAATCCCCGTCCAGATGAGGCGGTCCTTCTCTAGCCTCATTAGCTGAGGTATTTGCAATACATGGTGTTGGCGTCGTCCAGTTCCCCACTAGTTGCTGCCCGCACCACGTCGAGGTCGTCAGCGACGAGCGTGTTGCTGTCCACCTTTAAGGGGTTGTCATCACGCAGGTCTTCCACGTAATGCACGAACAGAAACGTCAGATCGCCAAAGACGACGGGGATCGTAACTTCCGTTGCCCAGGTGTCATCGGCCCATGAGTCATCAACCCAAGACCCAGTCGCCCAGAGGGGAGGCGCGAGAATCATACCGGCCCCCACGGGGTGGCCGATCCGTCGCCGGTCAGGATCACGTCGTTGATTTCCTGCACGTTGGCATCAATCGGCGCCGCCGCGGCCGCCGCCAACACCGCCGCCGCTATTTCGGTCCCGAAGTCGGCTGCGGTCGCTGCCGCCGTGATGACGTTCGCGGCCAGCGCATTGACGGTGCCGACCGTGCCCGTGACGTTGCCGCCGACGTTCCCCGTGACGGACCCAACAGCTCCCGTGACGCTCCCCACGCTGCCCGAGATGTTGCCGGTGATGTTCCCGACAATGTCCATCGTCTGGTTCGGCAGGTTGATGTTCGTGAGTCCTGCGCCAGCTACGCCGATCTCCGTGGTATCCACGAGGATGCTGTCCACGTTGGTGTCGATGGTGTCGATCTTCCCGTCCAGCGTAGTCCCAGTGTCTACAAGGATGGCCGCCGTGTCGGTCTTGATCGCCGCGATGTCCGCACTAAACGTGGCGCCGACAGGCGTGCCTAGGCGCGACTCGAGGTCGTCCACGAAGTTGTCGATGGCGAGAATGTCCGCACTCACCGACGCGCCCGCTGGGGCGCCCAGTCGCGTGAAGGCATCACCGGCAATGGTGTAGACCTGCACCGTCGCCGGGATCGCTCCGGTTCCGGTGAAGGTAAACGCGAGCAGGTCGCCGTTCGTCTCGGCCTGCGCGGGGGCATAGGTGTGATAGCCGTTACCCTCGTGCGTGCAGGCGCCGGACCCCACAGACCCCGTGGCCTGTACGCCGGCATCCACCGTGACGGACACCGTGACGGCGCTGGTAAACGCGCTCCCGTCAGTCGCGCTCACCATCTGAGCGCCCACCTTCTGGCTGGCGGTATTCTTAATCACGGCACGATCCTTCCCGGCATGAGCACGACGTTAGAGCCGCGCGCCCAGGCGGCGACGAACGTCACGGGCGTGCCGCCGCCCGCAAAACCCATGTTCATCAGGAGCATCAAGGTCATGGCGTCACTTGTACCACGCGACCAAGCTCACGCCAGTTGCCGGGGCCGTGTTGCCGCCAGCCGTCGTCGTCGCGGCAACAGACCATCCCGCATTGCTGAAGGTAATCCCATACGGCAGGGCGAGGTTCGCCGCGCTCGTGGCCGGGATCTGAATCGTGAACAGTGGATTCGTGGTCCCCACCGTGACCGACGCAGCCGCCGTGTTGTAGAAATGCACGAACGTGACGGCAGACTCCGGGTTGTAGGCGTAATAGCCGTACAGCACACCAGCGGACGCCTTGACGACCTGCGCGGTCGCCACGAGGATGCTGGACCCATCGGACCCCGACGCCATAAACGTGGTGCATCCGCCGTTGGCGCTCGGTGTCAGCGTGCCCCAGACCGCGCCCACTTCGTTCGTCGCAAACGGCTCGTAGTCCGCATCGGTCGGGCCTGCACTCCGCTCTGACGGCGCGGCTGACCGCACGCCGAGGGCCATCACGCCAACATCGCCCGACGTATGTTGGGCGTCTTCCGCCTTGCCAAGATTCGTCGCGCCCGTCCCGGCGATGACCGAGGTCACATCGACATCGCCAATGTCCACGCCGCTGTTCGCCGCCAACTTGCCGATGGCGTTCGTGCCCGCCGGAAGCGCCCCGACCACGTCCACCTGAAGTTCGGTGTCAATCGCCGCGGCCAACTCGGTGAGCGCCGCGTGTGACACTGGCTGCGTGACACCCGAGCCGTCTACGGTAAACGTGCCTGAGCCAGTCGCCTGCACCGCCAGCCGACCGCCTGTCACCTGAAGGAACTCGTAGTCACCGTCCGTGCCGCTTTGTGCCGCAGGCGTGTCGGTGCGACGAGCCATCACGACAATACCGGGGTCAGCCTCGGCGCTCGCCACATCCTCAGCCTTGACCGTCGTCGCTAGTGTCGCAAGATCGCTATTGGTCACGGCCACCGTGCCGTCAACCGTCAGGGAGCCAGCGCCATCGCTGACAGGGATCACCGTGCCGCTGGCGACCCCCTCGACCAGAAGCGCCCTGCGGGAACTGATCCGCACCGGAGCAAACTGGTTCTCAGTGACGGTGCCGGTGGCTGCATCATCGAACTGCCCGACCACGCCAACCGCTTGCACGCCGGTTGCAGTCGTGTCGAGGCCGTTGACGACCGGGACGGCATCTACGGCCGTGCCATCAGCGCCAATACTCAGCTTCACCCGCTGGTGCTTGATCCCGCCGATGTCATCGGAGGCAATGGTGTCGCCGCCGGTCCCGGCGTTCAGCTCTGTGTTGTCTGCCACTTATCCAACTCCCAAGGCCGCAAGCGTTTTCACCGTTGGCCCGCCGCCACCGCCGGCCCCTTTGAAACTCGCCAGCGCCGCGAACCAGACACGAGACGCACCTAACGCCCAGTCCGCCTGATCACTTGTCGTCGCGGCCACGATCTTGTATTGGCTGCTATAGGTCTGGCCGAGGTCGTTGTCCTCGTTCTCGCCAATTTGCGTATAGCCGCCAGCACCGTCAACCGCCCATGTCGTATCCCCTCCGGTGTGACTGGCGATGGCAATAATGACTTCCTCCGCTTGCGCCAGCGTGCCGCTCGCCACGTTCGGAGCCGCGGATGTGCCAGTGTTGTTTGTGGCGACGTCGTTGGGTGTCGCGCTCATCCCGCTGAACTCAACGATGTCGGCCTCAATGTCAGCACTACCGGCCCCGGTTTCAGTCCACGTCAGTGTGTGCGCGTTCGTGTTCGCGGCGATTTTCCATCGGATGATGACGTGGGAATCCGCATCGCCGGTCGCCGTCGAGATATTCGCCCACCCACCCCCTTGGTTGTCGCTCAGCGTCAACTCGGCAATGGTTGTCGAGAACGTTGCCTCCACGCTCACAAGCAGATTGCCGGCCGCGGCTGGCGTATGGCTGACCGTCGTCGTGCCGGAAAAGTTGACGCGCGTCTTTTTTGTCGGCGCGGCGACCAGTGCTATCGCCATCTCGGGTGTGTCCTCAGAGACAATATGAAGATTTGTCGGCGCCGGCACCTGCCATGACAGCAGGCCCAACGCCACGATCAGCGCCGCACGCATCACAAACGGACAACCCGAAGGTTAGCCGGTGCAACGGGCACGATCACGAATTGCACCTGAAGTGGCGCTGACTTGACCGACTCCAATACGGTCGTCCCCATCGTGCGAATCGCCACTAACTCGATCGTGTGCGTGCCGGGGGTCATGGCTGGAAACGGGGCCACGCAGTCATAGCTCCCGGCGGCGCTGGCGGGCGCGCAGATAGCCCCAGTCAATGGCTGACGGGTGCCATCCACGAAGACCGCGTAAGTGAGCTCTGCGAGCTCGCTCGCGCTCGCCTGTTGTGTCCACCCGAGCCGATCGCTCGACACAGCCGGGGATTGTGCAGACAGCGGCATGGCGATCCCGCCAACCATCAGACAGATACCGAGCAAAATCCGCATGTTGAGCAGCATCACCAGTCATACTCCTTTTTACCCGTCCAAGTGAATCCGATATAGGGTGTTCGCGTCGTCCACTTCGATGTCGAGCGGATGCGCCGCTCGCACGGTTGCCAAGTCCTGCGCGATCACCGTCGTGGTGTCTTTCTCTGGCGTCAACACCGCCGCTCGCAGTGTCGCGATGTACGCCTGAAACGCCAGGTTCAGATCCGCCATTACGCCGCACCGATCCAGCGATATTCCCAATCCCCGCTCGGCCGGCGCTTCGACGCCATATAGATTTGCCCGCCGTGAACAATCGATGGCCTGCGGGTATGGCTGGGAATCTGCACCCGCGCAATCTCGTGCTTGTGGTCCCCGCACATCAGGTGCAGCATCAGCGTGGGCTTGGGCGCCGACTTGGGCGCTGCCTGCGGCGCAAGCGGCGCGTCTGGCGGCCCGTCCTTGACCGTCTGGACATGCGCGTCAGGTTCCAACCGACGCCACAACGGGAACGCCGCCACGCACACCAGCGACACCCACGACGCGATGAGCAGGCCCGCCAGCACAATGTCCCAGGTGTGATGTGTCATCGCCACGACTCCGCTGGATACTGCCCGCCCAGCCGTGAACGTCCCGTCCGGCTCACGCCCACCACCGGCAGTTCATCACCGCTCCACCGCTCGTACTTCAGCCGCGACAGACCGCGCATATACGCCTGCTGCGCCAGCGCGTAGCGTTCGTCGTCCGTCTTCTGGTATTCCTTCATCAGCGCGTAGTCCACGAGCATGGAATGGAAGTCCGTGGGCAGCATCGGCTCGTCCGCGTCGTTCACGAGGTCCGTCAGTTCCCGGCGGTAGTCCACGTAATACGTCACCGCGCCCGCAGGAGTCGGCCAGAGGTAGAAGGCGTAGTAGCGTGGCCGCAACGCCCCGATGGTGATGCTCGCCAACTCAGTGCCGCCGCTGGCATCCTCATGCAGCGTCACCGTGCCCACCGCCGCGGCTGAGATGTAGAAGTCCTCGATGGTCACGAACGTGCTGATGGCCGCCGAGACATTGACCGCCGTGGTCCCCGTCATCGTCACCGATACCGTGCGCCGATAGCCGCCAGTGGTCAGACCCTCGATGTAGGCTGTCCCGGTATCGCTGGCGCTGGTGCTGTCCACGAAGATGCTGGAGGCGTCCGATGGCTGCGTGGCGATGGCGACCCGGCCGATCGGCACGTAGTGCGACGGCGTGCCGGTGTTCGACGCCGCGTCAGGTTCTACCCGACGATAGCGGTCCATCGACATCACCTCCAACGCGAGGTCATTCGTCCGTTCCGAGATCCGCAGCACCCGCGCCACCGCTTCCGGCAGGACATACCGCGCCGTGCTCGCCACCGAGGCGAAGCTATACGGCACGTCCGAATCCGCCAGCCGCGCCAGCCCAGGCTCCCGCAGCGTCACCCGCAGCCCCTCGTTCACGTACCGCTTGATACGTGTCACGACGCCGGCCGGGGGCGAACTGTTGGCGTTCGTGTCCGCGTAGACGGCGGCCAGAATCTCGGCAAACGTCAACTCAGGACTCCATCCCGACCAGCGTGGCGGCCATGTGGTCGTTGACCGCAGCGGCATACCGCTTGTGAGCGGGCATATCGTGGTGGACGATCTGGTAGAGCACGACGTGGACCGGCGGAATCTGCGCCTTCTCCTCGCGCGCCACGGGGAACTCCACGAACAACTTCGTGATCTTCCCGGTCGGTGTCTTCTCCGCACGCACCGTCACCGTCATGTCCGAGAGATCCTTGCGAAGCACACGGTAGATGCCAGGCGTGAGTTGCGCGAACAGTTCCAGTTCCCGGTCGTGATGCGTCTCGATGGCCTTGTGGACCGGGAAGTTGTTGTAGTACACCTCGTGGCCCAGATTGATGAATGGGCCACCATTGGGGTGGAACGCACTGACGTTCGGGTGCTCGTCGTTCTCCGGCTTGAGCGCCTTCTTCATCGACTGCGCCTGCCCGCTGAGCAGTTCCGCGAGGTCGTCCTTGGTCAGCCCAGAGGGCTGCTTGTTCTGCGCCAAGACTTCCAGCAGCATCTGGAACTTGTCGTCGATGCTCAGCACTTTCTCTTCCTTGTTCGCCATTTACGCGGTCCTCCGTTCGACCGCCAGCAGATTCGTGCCCGAGACAATCAGGTTCTCGTCGGCGCCATAGGCCGTGGCCACCGCGATCTTTTCCGTGTTGCCCCAAGTGGTGTTGGCCGGCGGGGCCGCGCCCTCGATGGTGCGCTCCACGCCCATCGCGCTCGCCACCGCGACGTTATCCACGCAATGCGTCCGTGCCTTGACGGTTCGTGCCATGTCCCTCTCCAGAAAACTCGGGGGCGCAGCCCAGCGCCACGCCCCCGACCGAACTACGGGTTGATGCGAACGTCCACGAAGTTGGCCTCTCCGGTGACGCCAACCTGTGCCATGTGACCGATGACCTGACCGACGATCAGGTTGCCTGCCGCCACGACGACCTGTGCGGCTCCGGCGACCGTGCCGGGGCCGAGGACCATCGCGCCGAGTGCCGGCGTGCCAGTCGTGAGCACCGAGCACGTACCCCAGGTCAGAATCCAGCCGAACTCGTTCGCCGCGATGACGTAGGTGGCGACACCCACGATCGTTCCAGTCGCGGTCGTAACCGGCAACTGAATGACGCCCTTGTACTTGTTCTGGATCAGCCCGAGACGCGAGCTGGTGGTCAGCGCCACCTGAATCGGGTCTTTCAGATTCAGCGTGAACGCCGTCGCGGACCCGAACGCCGCGTGGCTGTCGATGGCGTAGGTGTAACCCAGGCCAGGAGTGACACTCACCTGAAGGAAGCCGCCGTCGTACTGACCCACCGTGCCAGCCGTGGCGCCGGGAGTGCAGGTGAACGACGTCGCCCCAACCGCGACCGCTGGCGCGGTCAGCGCCAGGTGGTTGGGAACGATGGCCGGCCCCTGGATGACGTCACCAGCCACGAGGGCCGACGCGCCAGCCTTGACGTAGCGGAACACCCGTCCGCTTTCGTCCATCGCCCTGGTCCCCAGCTTGTGCGCCTGGGTGGCAGACGAGATGAGGTCCGCTTGGCCGATGCCGATGGTTGATGCAACAAACTTCGCCATGTGCGTTCCTCCTTTCTACGTGATGCTCGAAACGACGCCGAGGCGCCGAGGGTTGAGAGTCACCAGGTTCGCCATCGTGCGGATCACGACGGTGTCCAGTGTCTGGTTCGCCGGACGAATCGGCTCCTGCGCCTTCATCCACGAGCCGGTCTTGTAGTACAGCTTCAGGAACTTGGGGTTCAGGAAGTAGAGCGCGCCCGAGAGGCAGTCGTTGTCGTAGGACAACTTGCAGCCCTTGAACTTGAGCACTTCGTTCTTGAACGATCCGTCCCCGTTGCTCTTGTCGGTGAACCGCTCGTTGGCGAGCAACAGTCCCTCGAAGCCCTCGAACACCGTGCGGGTGGTCACGCCGAAGCTCGGGTGATCGCCGCTGATGCCGTTTGAGCAGAGGTTGTAGTTGCTCCGCATCGCCGCCCGCAGGTTGTCGAAGGCACTCGTGGTCTGGGTGCCCGTGGTCTGCTGGTTGCGTGCGAAGGTCCACGTCGCCCGGTCAACCGCCTGCACCGTGCCCGAGGTGGGTGCGGTGGAGACGAGCAACTGGAGGCCGGTGAACACCTTGGAGCCGTTCGCGGTGCCCGCGCCGAAGAGGTCAGCGTTGAACTGGCCCTTCATGGAGTTCTTCAGGTTCTCCAGCTTCGCGGCGCGCAGGTCGAATACCTGGCCCTCGCCCGCGTTCCGATCGCTTTCGAGGTCGGAAATCAGGTAGGTGCCGGCGTACTCTTTCCACTGCGCTTCGTAGCGGTCGAACACGTCGATGCGCGTGGTGTTGATCTCGTCGGTGTCGCTGTAGGACGAGACGGTCGTGTTGAGGGCGTACTCGATCGGCACGACGATGAAATCACCGCCACCCTTGCCGATGAAGCCGTCCCCGCTCGAGAGTTGGTTAAACAGCCAGTAGTCGTCGTGAATCTGGTCTTCCGGTTTCGTCTTGACAACCGCTTCCCAATTCGCGGCTACGCGCTGTCCACCCGTTGTCGGAGGCATACGCTAGTCCGTTCTCACCACTTCAGATCCCGGTCGTAAAACGACTTCGGGCTGCGTGGTGTGGAGGGCGCGGCGCTCCCTGGATTGGGAGAGGTTGATGCCGCGGCCCGACGTTGCAGGTCATCCAGTTGGTCAGACTTCGCTTTCGCAATGTCCGTCGTACGGTGCGTGTCGCTGAGCTCCATGTAGATGCGATAGACCGCCGCCTTGATCTCTGCCGGATGGTCCGACGTGAGTTGTTCGGCTGCGAACCGCTTCTTGATCTCTGGCTCCAACGCTTTGAAGTCCGGTCGCTTCTGGAGGTCCGCATAGAACCCCTTGGCGAACTGCGCGGCTTCGCGGGTCTTCTGCGCGTGCTCGTTGGCCTGTCGGAGTTGATTCGCGGTTTCGACAACCGGAGCGAACTTCTGCTCCGCTTCGCCTAACCACGCCTCCTTCAGCGCCTTGAGCGGCACCGTCTGCCCACCCCCGAGGTCAATCACCAGACCATCGAGATCGGGACCGGCGGGAGCCGGAGGTGCCTGCTGCTGACGAGTCCCCAGCATCCGCGCCAACTCCGACCGCAGTTGCGGCCCGAGCTGGGGGTCTGAGGACATATCCGACAGGAGCTGCCTCGCATAGCCGAGACGGTCTGTCGAATAGAGCCGACCGATTTCCACGGCCTGCTCAATCGCCTGACGATCCGCGCTTTCTGCCCACCCGTACTGCTCTTTCCATTGCTTGAGCGCGTTCCGTTCCGTGTTCACCTCGTCAAAGCGTGAACGTGGAATGAACGGGCTCCGCTCGTCCCCTCCTGGGGGTGAATCCGCTGCGTCTGTCGCCGGCAGTGCCGCCTCCGGTGGCGTGTTCGACTGAGCAGGGCTTTCCGACGCTGGCGAGGCATCGGACGCAAAGGCTTCCGCAAAGGTCGTCGGACCCGCGGAGGCCGGTGCGCTGTTACCGCCTGAGAGTTCTTCCATTCGTTCCTTACTCGCTCTTCCGCTGGCGAGTCCGCGAAAAGTGAAGCAACAACAAAAAAGGCGCCATGAACGGGGACCGAAGTCCCAATCCACAGCGCCTTCGTCTGTGTTGCCTCTTTGTCAGCGTGACGTGCGGAGGCTCGCACTTATCGGAGTAGCTGGCCGGCCACCCCTAGTCACACCGTCAAACTCAAAACTACGGCTTTATCTTCTTCTCCTGCGGCGGCTCAAACGTGCGCCCACACTTCGCGCAAATCACCACGCCGCTCGGGCGCGTATACGGATACGGCACCGCACACACGCACATCAGTCCGCTCGCCCCGTGTCGCGTAGCCGCTCGTCGTGCATCCGCCGCTGCTTGGCGTAGTAGGCACTGTCGTGCCGCACCACGTTCTCCAGCCCACGCGCCGCGACTTCCCGCTTCCACTGGCTCTTGCTCTCGATGTAGACCTCGTCGTGGCCCATCGTGTCGAACATCCGCGGGCCGCCCTCGATCTGGTCGTCAATCACCGCCACGCCCGCATAGGGGAAGCCGTGAGGACAGAACGGCCACTCACCAATCTGGAGCGGTCGATAGCAGCGGTCGCAGGCCGCCTCAAGAGTCCCATTGCAGTCCGCGCATCTGCCGGTATTGAACCGGCGCAGGGACGCCTCAAGTTCGGTCGTGATGCGACCGCACCCCGCGCAACAACGCACGCTCACTGCAGAAGCCCCCCACCAGCCCCCATAGCCGCGTTTCCGCCAATGCCCTGCATCCCGCCGGTCTGATCTGCAGAATGCTTACTCAGGCTCTCCTGCGGCGCCAGCTTCCCGCCGTGCTCGGTCTGGCCCTTGGCCTGCGCCTGCGCGGTTTCGGCCTGCGCGTTCACCGCCGCCAGGATGGCTCCCAGCGCCTTGGTCTGCGCCTGCGCCTCGGCGCTGATCTCCAAGCCGAGCTGCTTGGCAATCTCGAAAATCACGGGCGCCTGCGGCCCGACGAAGTCCTCGCCCTTGATGGCGATGCTCAGCTTCGGCGGCTCCGGCTTCGGCGGATCGGGCGGAAACACAATCCCCTCGGGATTGATGTGGTGTTTCCGCAGCAGCTTCTCCAGCAGCTTCGGCCGGCCCTTCTGGATGAACGGATCGTTCGCTAGGAACGAATACAGGTCTACCGCCGTCTTCCGATCGACCGCCTGATCCACCCGGAGCGCACTATCCGGCATGGCCGTGAACGCCAAGGCGCTCGGCACCACCTTGCGCCACTGGTCCCAGATCGCGGCCCGCGCCTGCCCGACAATCTGCGCCGCTTCCTCCACCGGGAAGTACCGCTGCACCAGCGTGGAGTACTTCGTGACCCCTTGCAGATACCGCTTCAGGAGAATGCCGCGCTCTTTCTCGATCCGCGCGTTCGCGTTCGCCTGCTGCAACTGATCCGCAGTCGCCGTCCGGCTGTCGCCCTGCACGCCCAACTGCTGCGCGTCAATCCCCAGCGTCCGCGCGATGTCGTTGTCGATGTAGTCATTCGCAATGAACGACTCGCGGGGCATCGAGCCCTGCGGCAACTCCACCAGGTTGTTCTCCAGCGGAAACGCCTCGTCCGGCAGCGGGATCATCCCGCCAATGGGCGAGCGGACGATCTTCTCCATCGCCTCCTGCGGGATGGCTGAGGCCCGGAAGCCCCACTTGAGCAGCACCGCATCGCGGAACTGCGTCTGCTGCGTGCGGAACACGTTCAGTTCCCGCTCGAGCGGCCGGATCATCGTGCCGTCAGACGAGGGATACGCCGTATCCGCCAGCTTCCGCACCGAGAACGGATGGATCGGGTTCCCGATCAGGCTGTCCGGGGTCAACTGGCCGCGCCCGTCCAGCGTCTGATGCGGGCTGTCCATCTCGATGACCGGCTCTTCGATGCCGTCCACCAATACCACTAGCGAGAAGTGGTCAGGGTGGAACACGTCCTCGCGGAACAGCATCGAGCGATACCAGAGAATCGCCCCCGTGAACGTGTCCTCGCTCGGCGCCGTGTCCCCGCCGTGCTCGTAGTGCTGCTTGGAACTGCCCTTGTTCCCCTCAAACTCGTCCGGGATGTTGAACTTCTTCCGGTTCGCCACGGTCAGCGGCAACTCAAACTGCCGGCCCAGCCAGGGCGCTTTGTCCCACTTCGTGCTGCGGAACGAGTGCGGGATCAGCATCTGCTTGCCCGAGAAATGCTCCCAGAAGCAGTGCTGCTTCACCGGCACCGGCACCATCACCGGCTCACCAGTCATCGGATCGACCGCTGGCTCCTCACCCACCTGCTGCCCCGTCAGCGGGTCCAGAACCGGCTGCATCTGCGGCACGTCGATGGTGAAGGACTCGTACCCGATCTCCGTGCAACCGAACGCCTGCGTGCAGATGAGGTCGAACATGACGTCGTCCATCATCTCCGCGACGTCTACCCCGTCCTCGCCCAACTGCTCGTTAATGATCTCCTCATGCGCCGCCAGTGGGCTCGGCACCGGCTGGCCGTCAGGCCCGATCGGGGGCTGGCCCTCCATCAGCGGGGTCGGGTTCAGCGTCACGTCCGGTCGCTTGCAGAACAGATCCGCCTTCTTGCGCTCCGTCAGCGTGAACGTGCGGTTCGTGCTGATCTCCGCACCATAGCCCTCGGGCGTCTTGTTGATCGGGGCATACGCCGCGAGATTGGCGTCCCACCAAGGTTCATACGTCGCCCTTCGAGCCAGGGCCAACTCGACCTGCTTGTTCCAGAAGGCGCCGCCCTTAGACTGAATCATCCGAGACTCACCGCCTCCACGACGCGCATCTGCCACCCGCGCAGGGCCGGATCTATCGTCACCGCCGCGCCCTTGAATTTCAGCGCATTCTTGAACGCCGTGTCTCCACTGACGCCACCGGCCACACAGAACCGCTCACATGGCAACAGTTCACTCTCAAACGCCGCGTGCAGGCCGGGACTGACGTGCAGGAGCCTTGGGAACGCCCGATGCTTCGCGGAGTATTCGTTGTAGACCTTCCGCATGTACTGGAGCGCAAGGCACTTCCCGGCCTGTACCGTATCCAGCGCGGCAATCGCCGCCTTCGGGACAGCCGCCAGCGCCAGCGCTGCCGTAACACCAACCCCGAACCGCTTCAGAAAGCCGCGTCTATTCACCGCGCCAACACCCCTCTCGGCTGACTACTCATCTGCGATTTCACCCAGCCCATCGTCCACGGCTTGGCCGGCGCCTTCGCGCCGCCCAGTGTCCCCGGTGCCGGCCGCGACATACAGAAGTACCGCAGCGCATCCCCCGCGTGGTCCTCGCCGTCCGTATCCACGTCCTCCGGCTTGTTCTTGTCGCTGACCAAGCTCGGAATCGTCCGCGCCGTATACGTGCAGTGCGGAGACGCCGTGAACCAGGGTTGCCCGTCAGGACTCACCCGGAACCAATGCCGCATCCGCTGCCACCCGTTCAGCCGATCCTTGTCCGACTGCTGCATCGGCACCCCGTGCCGCGAGAACGTTTCCGCAATCGACTCGCCCGTCTGACTGTCCGGCGTCCACATCGCCGTGTCCCCGACCGTGTAGCGGACCTTTATGCCTCGGTCCATGCTTCGCCGCTTGATTTCCTTAGCCACGTCGGAGGCCACGGTGCGGGTGAAGACGTACTCATCCTCAAGGTAGACACGGCCTTCGGGCAAGAGGACAAACCAACCACAGATACCGGGCTTGACGAAGCCCCAATCCACCGCACAAACCCGTGGAATGTCGGCGTCGTAGGTAATGTGCTCAGGTGATACATGCGTCTTTCGTCTGAACTCCGGGAAATACTGGCCGGGAAAGATGTCCCAATCCCCTTCCCGATACGCCCGCCGCAACTCCGGCGGCAGCGCCAGCAGCTTCTTCTCGTAACTCGCGTCGAGATACGGGTTGTCCTCCAACCGGCTCGGAAGATACGCGTAATCCTCAGGCCGATAGTCCGGGTACTCGTCCAGATCCACCGTCTTGTCGATGAACCGGCTCCGAACCCAATGACTCTGTGGTCCGCCAGGGTTTGTGCCACTCAGCACACGAGGAGTCACCCCTGGCTTGCTGGTTCTGGCCCTCGATCCAATCAGGAGAAACTGGCTCTCCTCGAACGTCACCAGCTCGTCAAACAGAATCAGGTCGTATTCCGCCGAGAGATACCGCGCCGCATCCGCCGTCGTCTGGCAATGCCCGAACTGAATCACCGACCCGTTCGGGAACCGCACCACGTTCGCACTTGGGACCGCCTGTGCGCCAAAACGAGGCGCCTCCAACTCCGCGTCCCTGAGATGCGTCTGCTCCAACTCCCCGTAGGTCCGCCGCAGCAGCAGAACCCGAAAGCCAGTAACCCTGAGACATTCCTGATACGCATACTGCCGCAGCGCCTTGCTTTTTGATCCGCCCGCCGCCCCGCCAAACAGCACATACGGCGCCGGACACTCGAAAAAGTCCACCTGCCGGGGCAACGGCACAAACAAGACTTCCGCCTTGCCCCCCTTCAACTGCGCCACCAGCGCGTGCTTCACCTGCCGCTGCCAGCACGCCTCCTGCCCACACAGCCACTGCGGCGACCCCTTGACCAATCCCCGCACAAACGGCCCGCCACACCAGCTACAGCGGGCGAGGGGGTGCGTCTCTGCTACTGCGCCAGCCACGCCATCAGCCCAGTCTCCGAAAACGCCGGACACGGCTTCGGCTTCGGCTCAGCCCCAGGCTTCACATCCCGCGACGGGTGCCGCCGCCAGTCCGTCTCGCCCGTGCGGTAGTTCCAGAGCCGGACAAACGCCTGACCCTTCCACCACCCCACCGTCAGCGGCCTTCTCCCATAGCCAGTCAGCGTCAAGGCACGTTCCCACGCCTCTGCCACCACCTGGCCCGCGTTAGGGTTAGGCAGCGCCGCCCCCAGGGACATCCGCGCCCACGTCCATGTCCTCCACCACCCTGACCCGACCGCACCGGCAGGCCCACAACTCGATGTTGGCCCTTTTTACTTCCAGCCCGCCGCCGCAGGAGCAGCTGGCCCCAGCAGAAACAGCTGGCCTTTGATCGGCCAGCCCCTCCGACCGCTGAGGCTTGTCTGGCTCACTCATAGCGCACCGGGATGACAACGGCCTCGCCCTCGTGCCAGTGCTCCCAGAGACCACACCCAAAGGCCAACTCCAACAGTGGGTCAGGCTGATTCCAGGGACACGCCTTGTCCTTGCACACCCTTTGATCTGCACCGCCAGCCGACCGCTGAGAGGCCACCGCTCCCGGGGGTAGGGTCCCCTTCGGATCGCGCGCCGGGTTTGGGCTGCTCATGCTATCCTGCTGCGATGCGTGTCAACCTTGTGCCTTAGTCATTGCGTATCAATGAGTTAAGTCGGTTAACATAATCTACCTTATCAGACACAGTGCCCAATCATTGGGCTTTCTGCGTATTACTCGGGCAGTGCTTGGACTTTCGCCCCATCCAGTGCGAGCTTGACGTCGCCATCCCTCACGCCGATCTGTATCAGCACCTTGGGCGTATTGCTCTCATCGTCACGCTTGCGCCACCTAGTAGGCCATCTCCGCTCCGCAAACGTGGCATGTTTGGCCCAAAATGCGCCTGATTCCTTCCATTCCCGGGTATTGCCGATCTCAGCCCAAGCTTCCGCGCCTTTTACAGCGTCCCAGAACAGGGCATGGGCGCTGTCTACATTGCCTGCTAGGTGATCAGCCTCACCCTGTTCTAACCAGCGGTAGAAGCTGGACTTGCCTATCCTCAGGGCGTTAGCTACTGTCTCGATGTAGTGGCCTTCCCTGACGAGTGCTGCAGCTTCTGCCGCGAGTGCTTCAGTCAGTATGGTGGGCCGGCCGTTCGGGTTATTGCTTGGCTTACCCATGCCAGCCCCTGATCGGCGTACGGCGCCGCTGGTCTGTACAGGTGTGGAGGGTTGCCCCGAGGAGCTGCTGGGGGCCGGGCTGCGTGGTGGCCGGCACTGAGCACCAACGATTCCAATAGTTACGCTTGGTTAGCTTCAGGGCCAGCCGAATCGGCAGCGCACAGCGGGTACATGCCTTGACTGTATCCAAGACCCGGACATGGAGTTGCCCTGGTAAATCGGATGTTCGCATGCTCTGCTATACATTAAGAGGACATGGGCGGACTTGTCTATTAGGTGTATAGCGATAAACGCGATACACACGATATGGGGGTCTGAGAATTATTTAGTGTGAGTGCTGATTTATGCTTGACAGCTAGCAAGGGCGGGCGTATCTTTCATCCATCGCACGGCAATCACGCCACCCTAGACAGGGGGAGCGCAGGATGTTGACCTTAACCCTTATCGCCGCCCGTCACGAACTCGTCGCCGCAGCCTCTAGCAATGTGCAGTGGATGCTCGCGCTTCTCATCCTGGTAGAACTCACGGTAGAGTTTGGCCTAGCAGTAATGGCGACCAGCCCGCGCAACGAATACCGATAAATCGCACCGGCAATCACGCCGACCTTGAAAGGTTGAGAGCAGATGGCTAGAAAAGAATCGGCAGCAGCAATCCTGGCAGAGCGCAATACACTCCGCACCCGTGAGCACATCCTGAGCATCGCCTACCTCGAATCCGCCGATGCCACCTATCGGCACCGCATTGGCCGAGACGTCTACACATGGAAGGCCTACAGGCTGGAGGGCGCCGAGGGCGGTTTGGTGGTCTGCTACTTCGATGGATTCGCCAACCGTAAGCCGTCCATGTTCTACGTTGAGCGGCTGGACACGGCAGCGCAGCAGGTTCGGGAGCACGGTTGGGCCGTTCTCAGCGAATCCGGCATGTGCGATGCGGTGCAACAGTTCACGACGAAGCGCGGCGAGCTGACCGCAGCCGCGTAACCTTCAACAATTCACGCTCTTTGCAGAAAGGCAAGGGTAAGCAGATGACCACATATCAGCACCTCACGCGCTACACCCGCCCAAGCAATTTCGCGGACTTCTCCGACCTTAACCGCGGCGAGTACTACGTAGCCTATGGTCAGCACCGGGACTCGGACACGCTGGCGCAGTCCAATTTTCGCAGCATGTTGCGAGCATTGGGCGGCGAATCGGAAACCGTGCTCGTCTTGCGCGATTCCCATTGGGCCGTGGGTTGGGTCGAGTCCATCTATATCCACGAATCAAACGCAACCGCCTGCGACACCGCCGATCGCATCCTGGCGGCGCTCGAGGATTATCCGATTGTGGACGAATCCGACTTCAGTGACTTGGAGGTTGAAACCGCCTGCGAGTACTGGGCCGGCATGGGTGTTTCTGAGCGGATGGAATGGTGCCGGCGCTATGACGTCTCGATCTTTGCCGCACGCAGGAATGAAGTACCAGACGATCGGCGCGGCGAACTGATTTCAGCACTCGCAAGCTAGGCCCGGAATGTAGAGACAAGGGCCGGCCCGCTCGGGTTGGGCCTTTGTCCCTGCAATCAGGCAGGCGCTCCGAAAGGGTAAGCAGATGACCAAGCGCGAAGCACTCCGACAGGCACAGCAGGAAAACACCCTCCTCGAGCTGGGCTTCACCCGTAGCGAGGCCGAGAGCCTGCGCCGTATCTCGATGACACTGCGCCGCTGGCATGAGCTGGAATGCGGAACGGATTCGTACTGCATCTCGCGCGGCAAGTGGAACCAGGAAACGCAGGAATTCGACCACGACGACGACGGCAAGCCACACTATGAATGGGCCGGCGGCAAGGGCAAGCACAGGTACACGCCCATTGCAGACCGTGAGACGGGCGCACGCAAGCGTTTGGCGGCCATCATTTCGGCCCGCAACGCGCGGCAGACGCCGATCTGTGCTGGGTATTACGGCGTTTCGCAGTCGTACCAAGTGTCGGCGTTCATCCAAGGCGATCCCCGCGGCGCGGCGCTCTACATCATCCGGCCGGGCGACGTGCCCGAGGGCAAGTCTGTCGAGAGCTATTACAACCGCGGGATCTGCGTGTATTGAGATTTGAGGCCGAATGAAGAAAACACACTGGGCCGAGCGATTCTGGGACAAGGTGAACAAATCCGCCGGCTGCTGGGAATGGACCGGCGGAACGAACGGGTACGGCTACGGAGTCCTAGCCATAGCACATGGACGGCCACGGCTCGCGCATCGTCTGTCGTGGGAATTAGCACATGGCCCCGTGCCGGATGGCCTGTGCGTGCTCCATCGCTGCGATAACAGGCTTTGCATCAGGCCTGATCACCTGTTCATTGGCACTAGGTCAGAGAATACCAAGGATAGGCACGACAAGGGGCGAACGGCGCGCGGAGAAAGCTTCACCCCATCAAAGCTAACAGCCGCACAGGTCGCAGATATTCGCGCACGCTACGCGGCCATCCCACGCTACGCCAGAGGCCGAATGCGCCCGCTGTTGCGCGAGTTCGGCATCGCACAATCAACGCTGTATTCAATCGTTAACGAACAGACATGGAGGCGACCGTGAGTTCGTTTATGCTCCGTCACATCCCGCCCGGACTTGTCGCCAGAGCCAAGGACCGAGCGCGGGCCAATGGCACCACCCTAGACTCTGCCCTGCTGGTCTGGCTGGAGGCGTACGCCGAGGGCACGGATAACGTCTCAGCGGGCCGCAGGGGAGGCGCAGCGCGCGCGGCTGCCCTGACCCCTGATCGGCGCGCGGAGATTGCGAGGCAAGGCGCTGAGGCGCGTTGGAAGGGCACGAGGGAGGAGTTATGAATCACGCACTCACGCACATCGCCAAAATAGACAGGACCTGCCACAAGTGCGGCGGGACCATCAAGGCCGGTGAACAGTATCGGCAAATCCGCGAGCGCGCCGTGAGCTACCACGAGGCCGCACACGCCGGCACCATGTATCCCGCTCGGCGGGTCTGTGCGAGGTGCGCGTAAAATGCCAGGAACGAACGCCGGCACCGGACAGCCTCTTACGCTGCGCTGTGCAAAATGCAAGCGGTCGGGCCGCTATCAGTGGAGCGCGCGCGGCGGGACAGACTTGGCGGCGACTGGTCGCACAAGGCCAGCAGCGCATAAGGCCATTCGGCAGACGAATCGGAAGATTGAATATAAGTGCAACGATTGCGGGCATGTTGGCTGGACACAGCACATAGACGCCGAAAAGCTTGACGTTCCACGCGCCCGGCCCCGCCCGCGATAGTGGGGCTGGCGCATCGCAAGTAGTATCCTCGCGCGCAGGCCAGGGCTGGCCTTGCCGGCGCGCGGGGATTAGGCGCTGAGTCCGAGCCTCTCCTGATACTGCCTCAGGTGGTCCCGGTGGATCTTCCAGCGGCCCCACTTGGTGCCCTTCCGGCTCGGCACCCAGACCGCGGGCAACTGGTGCGCGGCGATCTCGTCGCGGATGAAGCTGGCGCTGAATCCGGTCTTCAGGCCCGCCTCTTGGGGCGTGAGCCATTCGTGGTCATAGGTCGGCGTCAATGGCCTCTCCCTTGCTCGTCTCTGGGCCAAGCAGCATGGTTGACCCCGTTTGTGACTGGCCGCACGACACATGCAGCGTCCCACTGCATGAAAAGGCAACCCGGCTGTTTCTGCATACCCACCCCCACGCAGGGTCAGATTCAGACTGGCCCTGCGCCTCTCCAGTGGGATCATTTTCGCTCTCGCTCCATCTGCTGTAAGGCGGTAGAGAGGGAGGCGACCCGATCGAGCACAATCGACAGCGCCCGATAGTCCTGCGCGGATCGGAATGTCTCGTTGGGATACCCAAAACCCTTCAGCAGTTTCTGCCGATACACCTGAGCGTCAACCAGGGCGCTCGCACACAGCCGCGTCACCCGCTCATGCGCCCACGCGTAGTCTTCTCCCTTCTCCTGCTCGGGGGAAGACGCGAGGGGAGGGGACAAGGCGGCTTCATGGATCGGATGGTCCCTGTGATACTCGCAGTCCCTACACCAAATATCGCGGTCGTCGCCCGGTTCGTAGGGCGTGCGCGAGTAAAACTCGTGCGGCGTCTGTTCCTCATCGGGCGCCGCCTCGCGCGATCCGGGCTGGTGCTCGCTCATTTCGAGTCTCCTGATGGGAGGGGAGGCGCAGGAAGTGGGACCAGATTGTCTAGTTCGCTGATATTGTCACCATCACGCACACGGAGCAGCGCGGCATGCCAGCCTCGCTGGAATCCATCGGCTGAGCCTTGCATGCGAGCATGGGCCACACGCAGCGATTCTGAGTCCGCCCCGCTGGGCGAGGACGCCCCAGAGAGCGCAGCCGCCAGTTCGTCGGCGCACTCATCAAGGCAGCACTCGCACGCCCCGCCACCTTTTACGGCATTCGCTCGCCACTTCGCCACAAGCTCCCGTAACACGTCCTGCCCTGGAGGCTGAACCGTAGCCGCCCTAACATCAGCCAGCGCATGGCGATAGCCCTGCGCGTAAGCCTCTCGGAATGTGTCATCCATCGCAATCGTCGGCGGGACCGGCACATTCATACAGGCCGGGCCGACCTCTGCATCGCTGACAGTCAGTGCCCACCGCAGGGCTCGCAGCGCCTCGCGTGATCCGGGCTGGTGCTCGCTCATTTCGAGTCTCCTGATGGGATGGGAGGCGCAGGTAAGGACATCCAGTGGGTCAGCCTTGGAGCCGCGCCCGAATGGTAGCCATCATTCGCCCATTGCCACTGATCGTAGGTTTTTGACCACCACACCGGGTGGACGACACCGGCCCACGTCAGGCCAATAACCATCCGACAATCCTTCGGCGCCGTCTCAATCGGTTGCCACGCCCCGCTGGGCGAGGACACCCCATCCTTGTGCCGGTCGCAGCCGATGTCCGGACAGACCATCGTCGTCCCGCACGCACAGAGCACGGGCGAGGACGCCCCAGAGAGCGCAGCCGCCGCCTCGTCACGCAACAGGATGGCTTCTAGTTCGTCGGCGCATCCCTCTAATGCAGCGGCCTGCCCCGTCTCCCATGCCCCGCTGTCATCAGACATCTCGGAACGCCACTTCGCCACAAGCTCCCGTAGCACGTCCTGCCCTGGAGGCTGAACATGGGGCGCAGCCTTGAGCCTGTCGTTCTCCGCTCGCAGATCGCGGACTTCCCTGTCGGCGGCGTCCAGCTTCGCAGACAGCGAGGCGTAATCCCGCTGATGCGACTTCGCGTGTTGCTGAAGCAATTGAACGTCCGTCATGGGCTGGAACACTTCGTAATCTTTAGGCATCTCGGCTCCTATCCTGCCCTGAAGGCTGATCGCTCATCTCACCTGCTCCCTTCATCGCTTCCCTCGCCTCTGCGCCGCCGACAGC